GGCAGAGGCAGCGGCACCGGCTACGGCAGCGGCGACGGCAGCGGCGACGGCAGCGGCAGCGGCGACGGCAGCGGCGACGGCAGCGGCAGCGGCAGCGGCAGCGGCGACGGCAGCGGCTACGGCAGCGGCGACGGCAGCGGCTACGGCAGAGGCAGCGGCTACGGCAGAGGCAGCGGCTACGGCAGCGGCGACGGCAGAGCGTAATAAAATGGCGAAGCGTAAGTATGCCAAGTCCGACGCCGAGATCCGGCGACACAAAGCGGCGCGCAAGCTGGAATCGGACAAAGAGCGCTACCTGTTCGGCCTGCTGAACATCATCTGCCTATTCTCTGGGCCGGACGGTAAACGACGGCGACCCGTGGACCAACTTAATAAGTCACAGTCAGGAGCGAGTAAGTGAGTAAATACACGGAATATCTAAAGTACGAATTCTCGGAATCCGAGATCAACGATGCGGCGAAGGACTTAGCCAGGGCCGCTCAAACTAAGGCAGCGCTGGAGCAACGAAAGAAAGAGATCGACGCCCAAATGAAGGCGGACATCGAAGCGCAGAACTCCATCGTCGGGCGCTTGGCGCAGCTTATCAATGTCGGGCACGAATACCGCGACGTGGAGTGCCGCATCGAGTTGGACACGCCGGAGCCTGGAAGGAAGCGCATTATCAGGCTGGACACCGGAGAAGAGGTCAAGGTAGTCGCCATGACCGACACGGACAAGCAGCTCAGCTTGGACTTGCATGCCAAGGCCGAAACCGAATCCTCTAAGAAAGAACCAATCGTCACTCCCGCGCCGGAAATTCGGTGCATCGAAGCGGGCGTGATCGACAGTGGCCGGGCCGATGATGGTGACGCCTGCATAATCATAATGGGAACGGAGGAGCCAGCATCCGCGGCCTTGGCGCCCGCTGCGGTAATGGGCGGCACGCACCAGCGCCGCACGCGCAAAGGAGAGTAATGCAGATTTTGGCAATCGACCCCGGTCCCGAGAAGTCCGCCTACGTGGTTATGGCGGATGGACGGATCAGGGCACACGGGAAAGTGTCCAACGAATCCCTGTTTCGCGACGGCGCATTCAAAGGCTGGGGAATCGACCTTTGCGTAATTGAGATGATTGCCAGTTACGGAATGCCGGTGGGAGCTGAGGTGTTCGAAACCTGCGTATGGATCGGCAGGCTTATAGAGCGGTCGATAGACTTCGGCATCCCGGCCCATGCCCGCGTGACGCGAAACGTGGTCAAAAACCATCTGTGCCACTCTTCGCGCGCAAAGGATGCGAATATTCGGCAGGCGCTTATCGACCGGCTAGGAGCGCCCGGAAGGAAGGCGACTCCGGGCGTAACTTACGGCATAGCTGCGGACGAATGGGCGGCGCTGGCCGTGGCTGTAACGTGGTTGGATATGATTGGGAGGAAGTAATGATTAACGCGAATATCAGAGCACGTGTAAGGTTGACAGAGGAAGGCGAGCGGTTGAAGATCGCTGGCCGTATCACGCGGCGCGACATCGGCCACGTGGATCCCCCGTGTTCCGGGCAGGGACGGAAGCGGGAACACACCGACGCCATTGTGCATTGGTACGGGCGCAAGGTAGCACAGCGCATTGAGCCGCGGTACCTGGAGGTGGCCGAATGGTAGACCGCCGCGAAACGCGGAGCCTCCGCGTCAGGCCTACATCGGACGGAATCATGGCCGGAGTAGGCGGAAAACTCAAACGGAGTGCCCTTGGCTGGACGATTCCGCCGCCGATGCCCGAGGGACGGCCACGATCACGCGTGCTCGTGCAATGGGACCATTGCACCGTTCCGCATCGGGTGGAGGAGCGCTACATCGAGGAGGTCTCGGAATGAGCTACGGAGATTCGGACGCTGAGCTGGAAGACGCGCGAATCATGGCCGCCATGAACGCACACGCCGCACGCAATCGGGAACCTATCGATAGCCACGCGGCACTGAAGGACGAATGGGGGATCGAGTTAGACGCGCCGCCCGCCGAGGGCCGCGTCGTCGAAAGCGCGCACACGGAATGCCACCGGCGATGGCTGGAAGAGCGCGCCGCCCGCGAGAGGGCCGAACGGTCCGCGCGCTCGGCTTACGTGGAGTCTGACGCCCGGCGGGCTCAGTCAGTTGAGTTTCTGGCGGGATGGCGCCACACGGAGCGTCAGCTTAAAGCCTGGGCACTTGCGGCGATCTGCGGGTGGGGAGTCCTGGTGTATCTGATTTCAGCACAGGTGATTCGATGATGGAAAATGAGCTGGGTAAAATTGCACGCCGATTACAAAGGATAAGCAATGACGGCTAAATGCCAGTACGAATTCCAGGACGGCTCGCTATGCCAGGTGCGCGTGCAGGCCGGTCGCCGTTGGTGTGCCAGCCATGCGCGGTCAGTGGTTACCCCCGCCGAGTTGGCGCACCTACGCGCATGTCGCGAGGTGATAGCCGCGCTGTGGCAAAATGCTCAAAACCTCCTACGGATACATCAGAATATGGGGCTGCCGGCGCGCTGCGATGGAGTGGTGTGGCGGGAGTTTGTCGAAGCGGTAGAGCAGGCCCGCGCCTACCTCGCAAAGGCACCGAAGCTATGAGTGAGCTGCGGACGCTCGCCGGAAAGGGGTATAAACGCCAGTGACCAAACAACCGAAGACGCAACGCGGGATTGAGCGCAGACAGGCGCTCAAACAGCGCGAGGAAGCTTTCCCAGGCGCCTGTCTTGGAGACTATGATCTGAACGTCACACTTGAATCCGGAATCCCCTGGAGCATACAAGTCGGCGTATCGAGCAATATGCTGAACGACAAGCATGGGGATTTCCATCGGATAATCCGCTTGGAGCGCGAAGATCTGGCCGAGTTCATCCGCGCTTTGGTTCTGCGCTACAACGAGATGGTGTCCGTTCAGAATTCCATCGTGCTGGCCACACCTGAAATGAGCGTGGCTCTGGGGTTCGCTGCATCGGCTCCCGCGGACGCCATTTCGCCGTTGTTTCGCCGTTGACACCCCGCCCGTAGCGGCGCATAATGGGGGGTGAGATACATGCGTTCCGCCGGCCAGCGGGGCGCGCCACGGCTCGGCAGGGGCGTCCAACTCCGTCGCCTGCCGACCGAGGCATCTCGGAGAGTTGGAACAATGGAATGGTTTCGTTTTCATACGCGCACGCTCGATTGCAGGAAGGTCCAATCGCTTCCGCCTTCGCTGTTTAAGGCATGGGTAAACTTGCTCTGCATCTCCTCACTTGGAGGTGGTGTGATCCCATCGTCCAAGGAAATCGCGTTCAGATTGCGGTGTTCTGTCGGGCAGGCCGACGAATGGATAGCGGAACTGGTTGCTCGTCTTCTAATTGACAAAACCGAATCAAATCAGCTTGTTATGCACGATTGGAACGAGCATCAATACGTTTCAGACGACGTTACAGCCCGTGTCAGGAAACACCGCGCGAAACGGGTACGAAACGTTTCAGTAACGCCCCCAGATACAGATACAGATACAGAACAGAAACAGACAACAACAACCGCGCCGTTGCCGCCACTGAAAACTCAGCACGAATACCCGGAAACTCTGGCGGTCATCCGCGAGAATGACCGCGCCGCCGACCCGATGTTCTGCCTTAGGTTGGCGCACACCGTTGCGCAGCGGGTTGCCTCCCAGGACCCGCCCTGGCCGAACGAGAAGGCTGCCAGGGCTGTGAGCGACCGGATACTGGCACTCGCGTGCCGGGAGTCCTACGCGACTCCGGGAAGAAAGAAGAATCACGGCACGGGGTTGCTACTGACCACTGTGCCAAACATCGTGATTGGAGGAAAAACGAACTATGCCTGACATGTACGACGAAACGCCGGACGGCCCGCCGTCGCCCGATGATCTATGCTCCCAAGCGTTCAGCCGGTGCTCAAACTGGCCCGACCGTAAGGGGCAACTCGGATTAGCGCAAGGCTTAAAAGTGGCGTCCGACCGCTTCCACATACCGCAAGAGGCCATCGTGTTGAAATGCCGGCAGTCGAGCGCGTTCTGCCCGACGGACCTCGACCTGCTCAAAGTGGCGCAGGAACTCTCGGAGTCCGCCGCACGAGCCCAGCGGGGAGTTGAGCACTGGCAGCGCGCGGTCCAGTGCCCGAAGTGCGGCAATAGCGGGTGGGAGCCATCCTGGTGGCTCTGGACGCGCTCGCATGGGCGCGTAATCCGCAAGGAGCGCATCACGGAGGCGGTGTCCGAAGCGTTCTACAAAGCGCCGCCGGAAGCGCGCACTGACCAGGAGGTGTATTCCGCCGTCGCGCGATGCTCGGCTGGATGTGCGATCCCGGTGCCCGCCGGCCGATTCCTGACGCCGGAGGTGCTGCGCTAATGCCTGTCCGCATGTCAATTCCGCACGAGATGGAATGGCCCGCGCATCTACCACCGCCGCGTCAAGTCGAGCCGGCGCGCACCCCACGTGAATCATTCGAACACCGGCTGGTGCTGGAGGCATTGCGGACCGAGTTGGATAATTCCGCTTCCAGGTGGCGCTACGACACGCCTGAGCATTTAATCCGCGTGGGCCGCGCCCGCGAGCACCAACTGATCGCCGAGGCAGAGCGCGATGCCGTGAGGGTTTTCGAAGCCCGAAGACAGCAGCGCAACAGAGCCACGGAGCAGTGGGCATCGTACAGAGCGCAGACCCGCGCGAGGTTACCCCATGCCTGAAAGCCAAATCAGGCCCTACTACCAGCACGCCGGAATCACGATTTACCACGGGGACTGCCGGGAAATCCTGCCGTGGCTGTCGGCTGAGACCGTGATAACTGATCCAGTGTGGCCTAACAGCATCTTCCCCATGGTGGCCGACCCCGAGCAGCTCTGCCGGGAAGCGCTTATACTCTGCGCGGTAAAGCGGATTGTAGTCCATCTCGGATGCGATTCAGATCCCAGATTCCTGCGCTCCGTACCTGCGCAATTTCCCTTCATCCGAAGTTGCCTGCTTGAATACGCTAGTCCTTCGTACAAGGGGCGCCTGGTGTACGGAGGGGATATCGCCTATGTCTACGGAGCAATGCCGCCTCCGGTGCATAGGCAGGGTTCCAAGGGAGGCGCGGCGTTGATCCCCGGATTGTGTATAAGCACCCGGGCAGACGCGCTTTTCCGCCGGTCCAACTGGAATGGACCAAAGAAGCGATTCAATCGAGATTGCTACAATACCGCCAATCTTCCACATCCGGCCCCGCGCCGCCTGGAGCACGTCCAATGGCTGTGCAAGTGGTTCGCTGGAGAATCAGTGATTGACCCGTTTGTGGGGAGTGGAACTACACTACTCGCGTGTAAGGGATTATCTATCCCCGCAATCGGAATCGAGATCGAGGAGCGCTACTGCGAGATAGCCGCAAAGCGCCTCTCGCAGGAAGTATTGTTCGGTGTGGACATTCCACAAATCTCGAAAGGAGATTCAGATGCCTGAGTTGGCCGACTTCTTCCCCGGCGGCGTGGTGCGCGGAAAAACGGTGGCGGAGGGAGCCGAATTGTGATAACGGAAGACGGCACGGCAGGCTGGCAGTGGACCGGCAAGAAGACCTTTCGCGAGGCCGTGGCTGAGGCCATGAAACGCCATGCGTAAGCACTCCGCGTTCGCGGTCATCTGCGGGCACTGCAAGCGATTGGTAGAGATTCCCGAGAATCCAGGACCGCATCCCTGCCCGAAATGCGGCGGTCCGCTCGCCGTCATCTGGGAGCCGCTCACTATCCCGGCCCCGAAACCCAAACCCGACCGGGCGGCGTTGCACTCTCCCGGTAGAGCGCAGTGCCTTCGGCCGCCTGCGCTCAGCATACCACGAGGTGTCAAATGACGAAGGAATTCTGGAACGAAGCGAAGAAGAACCGGCCCGAAGTGGAGGCCGCAGCAATACGACTAAAATCTGCCTTTTGTGAACTGAAATCCGCGATGGAGAGGCATTGGCTGCATATGGATATTGGGCTACCCGCATCGGAAATATTGGAGTCTTTGGAGGACCTTCAATACGGCGCTCTCCCCGGCCAGTACGACAAGCTCTCCGCGTTCGCGCTGGCCCACGATGCCTTCCGGAAGGCGCAGCTTGACGCGGTGGCGCGCGCCGAAGCGGAGTTTGATTCCATGCAGAAAAGCGGTGTGGGCATATTTCGCGGTACGATATAGCCGATGGCACGTGATAAGGTTTCGGCCATAAAACCCGCGTTCGATATCGAGTGGTGGCCCACGGAAAGGCCTGTTGATTACCCTCTGAACGCCCGCAAGTGGAAGCCGGAAGCGGTCGCTAAAGTCGCGGCCAGCATACAGACCTACGGTTGGCGCCAGCCGCTTGTGGTGGACGATTCAGGAATCATCGTAATTGGCCACTTGCGACGCGCGGCGGCCCGCCAGGCTGGCTTGCCGCAGGTCCCGGTACATGTCGCCGCGGATCTCTCGCCGGAGGCCATACGCGGCCTGCGGCTGGCCGACAATCGCACCCACGACGAGGCCGAATGGGACATGGATCTCCTGGCGCGCGAGTTCGGAGAGTTGAAGGCGCTGGACTTCCACCTCGAGTCGACCGGCTTCAGCCTGCGCGAGATCGACGAATTCACGCGATCCGTGAACCCGGCAGAGGACGACGTTCCACCCGTGCCGGAAGTGCCGGTAACCCAGCCGGGCGACCTGTGGCAGATGGGCGGCCACCGCCTGATCTGCGGCGACTGCCGCGAGGCGGAAACCGTTCGCGCGCTATTCGCCGATGCGCTGGCCAACGTGGTCGTGACCTCGCCGCCCTACGCGACGCAGCGCGAGTACGATCCATCAAGCGGGTTCAAGCCGGTGCCGCCGGAGGAGTATGTCGAGTGGTATCGGGACGTGGCCGCGAACATTGCAGCGATCCTTGCGGACGACGGCTCCTATCTTCTGAATATCAAGGCGCACGCCGACGAGGGTGAGCGGAATCTGTACGTGATGGATCTGGTGCTGGCACACCGTCGCCAGTGGTGCTGGCGGTTCGTGGATGAGTTCTGCTGGCGCAAGACCGACAACGGCGTGCCGGGCGGTTGGGGAAACAGGTTTAAGAACGCGTTCGAACCGATCTACCACTTCTGCAAACAGCAGCAGATCAAGTTCCGCGCAGCGGCGGTGAGTCACGCCTCGGACGATTGCTTCGACTACTCGCCCGACAACCCGAAATCAAACTCCGGGAGCGGTCTCCTGGGGACCGGCGCGCGCGGAGATGCAGCCGGAAAGCCCGGTTCCGGTGATAGCGACGGACGACATCGGGGAGTAGCGCGCCCCAGCAACGTGATCGAGGTGAAGACGGAGAGCAGCCAGGGATCGCACTCGGCGCCATTCCCACGCGCGCTGGTCGAGTTCTTCGTGAAAGCGTTCTCCGATCCCGGCGACATAGTCTTCGATCCGTTTCTCGGGAGTGGAACCACGATGGCCGCTGCCCACGTGCTGGGCCGCGTGGGCTACGGCTGCGAGATCAGCCCGGCCTATTGCGATGTGATCGTCCACCGCTGGCAGAAGCTCACCGGCAAGCAAGCAGTACTGGCCGACGGAGACCACAAGGGCGCAACCTTCGATCACGTGCGCGAGGGTCGCGGCCTGGCTGCCATCGACGCCGACATCGAGGCGCACTTGGAGGCGCATGGCGTACCCCGCCTATAAGCCGAGCGATAAAGACCGCGCCACGGTCAAGGCCATGGCGTCCTACGGCGTTCCCCAGGAGGACATCGGGCGCGTAGTGGGATGCTCCCACGTCACGCTACGCAAGTACTACGCCAACGAGCTGGCTACCGCCGCGATCATGGCGAACGCAAAAGTCGCGGAGATGGCCTATTCGATGGCAGTCTCCGGCCAGAACCCGGCCGCCACGTTCTTCTGGCTCAAGACCCGCGCCGGCTGGCGAGAGACCGAACGCCACGAGCTGGTAGGCGGCGAAGGTGGCCCGGTGGCGTTGCGGGTGATCTACGCCGACAAGTCCGTCCCGGAATGACGCTCACCCTCACCCTGCCGCGCCCGCACCCGGCGCAGTATGAAGTGCTCCGCGGCGCGAAGCGGTTCAACGTCGTTTGCTGCGGGCGCCGGTGGGGAAAAACGGTCCTTGGGCTTGACCGCCTCATCCGCACCGCACTGACCGGCAAGCCCGCGGCGTGGTTCGCGCCCACCTACCGGCTGCTCTCGGAGGTGTGGCGCACAGCTCACCAGACGCTCGCGCCCGTCACTGCGCGCAAAAACGAATCAGAGCACTGGCTCGAGCTGGTGGGCGGCGGCCGCATCGACTGCTGGTCGCTCGACTCTCCGGACGCCGGCCGCGGGCGATCTTATGCGCGCATCGTGGTTGACGAGGCGGCACTGGTCGGGGACTTCGAACACGCCTGGCAACAGACCTTGCGCCCGATGCTTGCGGACTACCAGGGCAGCGCGTGGTTTCTCAGCACGCCCAAGGGAACTGCGAACTATTTCCACTCCCTCTACCAGCGCGGCGCGGACCCTGCGCAGGCCGAATGGGCATCGTGGCAAATGCCCACATCGAGCAATCCCTACATCGTTTCGGCGGAAATCGAGGCCATGCGCCAGGACCTAACGGACCTCGCGTTTGCCCAGGAGGTGGAAGCGCAATTCGTCACATGGGCGGGCGCGGTCTTCCGCAGGATCGCCGAGGCGGTAGGCCAAATCACACTAGAATCCGCCGCCATGATTGGCGTGGACTGGGGTCGCACGGGCGACTACACGGTATTTGTGGCGATTTCCGAGCGCGGCCATGTAGTCGGTATGGATCGTTTCCGCGGTGTTGAGTATTCCATGCAGCGCGGCCGGCTGGCTGAGTTCTGGCGGCGACACGGCGCGCGGTGCTGGATCGTCGCGGAGAGCAACTCCATGGGTGGCCCGGTGATAGAGCAACTCCAGGCCGACCGGCTGCCCGTGGCGGGATTTCTGACAACCGGCCCTTCGAAGGCGTCCATCATCCAGGCGCTCGCGCTGGCATTCGAGCGGGGCTCGATCCGAATTCCCAATGACCCAGTACTGTTGGGCGAATTGCAAGCGTTCGAAGGAAAAAACACGCCATCCGGCCACATCCGCTACGCCGCGCCGGAGGGGCTCCACGACGATACCGTGATGGCGCTGGCCATCGCATGGGCCGCGCTGGTGGGGCCGCGCGAGCAACGGAGTTATCTGACGCAGGCGGGCACGATCAGCGCCGCTCCGCAACCGTACACCATCAGCCCGATCTGAGCATCCGGTAAATACCCTATTGCAAACCCGCCGCATTTCTGCGCACAATAATAGCGGGCCGGGAGAAAATGACCAAACGGGACGGCCTCTCCCCGCGCGGACGTTCCCGGCCCCCGGAGAAAACATGAAACGATTACGTCGATGGTGGTGTGAGCACTTCCACAGCACCAACATGGTGCTGGTCCAGCTCGGCAGGCACGGAGAGCCGTCGCTCTACGAGTGCCCGACGTGTTGGCAGCGGTTCAGGTGGCCAGCATGACAGTAGATATACCATTACGATTCGTGAAAGTGGCTGAGGCGCGCGAGCAGCTACAGGAGGCCCATAGACTGATCCGGTATCTAGCCAAATACGCCGCGCCGCTTGACAAGATGCGAAAGGAGAATGTCAATAAATGGATTCTGAAGTTGCCGGCAGTCTTCGAAGGGCTGCCCCAGACATTCGAGCTTGACAGCCACGTGTGCTACCGGGATCCTGCCGGATCGGTGATTGACGGCGTAGTGGTCGGCACTGTGACTTGCCATGAGCAGTATGTGGTGGCTCCAGGTGACAGCCGGACGGACATGCGGAAGCCCATGTATAAGATCGATGCGAGCCTCATCGTCAGGCGCGGGGAGATTCCTCCGCTCTCGCCAGCATGATTACGTTTGGATGGCTAGTGATGGTTGGCGAGTGCCTACAGCGCATGTGCGCCAATTACCTGCGTAAGGGGGTGCCGCGTGCGAGCGCCTAGCCTTTGCGCTGTTCTTCTCGCAGACGGCCGCCCGGAGATGGTGGCGCGTGCTATCGCGTCGTTCCGCGCCCAAACCTACAGCAACAAGTGGCTGCTGGTCTACGACAGCGGCGAGACTCCGGTGGTCCCAGAGTGCTTCTGTTTCGGCTCGCGCGAGGCGGTCTGCCGCCAGCAGAAATGGAAACGCCACACCATTGGAGCGCTACGCAATGCGGCAAACTCGCTGGCCAGCCATTGCGACATTATCGCGCACTGGGATTCCGACGATTGGAGCCACCCGCGCCGCCTGGAGGAGCAGGTAGCGCTGCTGCAAGCGACCGGCAAAGCCTGCGTCGGATACCGGGAGGTGCTGTTTTGGGACACGCGCCACGGAAAAAACAATTCGACGGGATGGAAAAAAATCATTGATCTGCCGCGCAACGAGGCCTGGCTCTACAGCCACGGAGACCAGCGCTACGTGCTCGGAACATCGATGTGCTACTGGCGCTCGGCGTGGGAATCATGCCCGTTTGACGACGCGATCCACGAAGACCGGCGCTGGTGGCTGAAGAACGCGGAGAAGTGCCTTGGTAATCCGTCGATTGGAGACGCGCATCCGCGCATGGTGTGTGGCATCCACGGGACCAACACCGAAGCCTACGACCGCTCCGTGATGCTGCGGAGCGCGCCGGAGTGGCGGCCGGCTCCGGAGTGGAACTCGTATTGCGCGATGGCGATGGGGGCCGTCCCGACGTTGGCGGCGGAGGAAACAGAGCGGGAATTGCGGGAGATCGTACTATGAGACTGAACCTCGGATGCTCGGATGACATTCGGCCCGGCTGGGTAAACGTAGACCGCGTGAGACTCCCCGGCGTGGACTTGGTTATGAATCTCGCAGAGCCATGGCAGTTTGCGGACTCGACGGTCGATGAGATTTACGCAGCAGACATTTTCGAGCATCTACCAAATCGAATCCTGACGATGAACGAAGCGCACCGCGTGCTCAAGCCCGGCGGCATCCTGCGAATGGAGTGTCCCGACGCCGCTAAGGGTGCCGGTCAGTGGCAGGACCCCACCCACGTATCTCCGTGGACGCCGAACAGCCTCCAGTATTTCGAGGATGGCTCACCGGCGCACCAGCGATTCTCGCGCGCCTATGGCATTGTGGCGCGGTTCCGCGTGCTGGAAGTTACGGAGCGGGTGTACACTGATTTCGCAGGGCGCGGGGGCGTGCGCTGCGAGGTCTGGAAGTTCTCGGCAAAACTGGAGGCCGTAAAGTGAGAAACAGAAGCCGAGACCGGAGCACTCCCGGATGTGGACAGCACTGGGCGGAGGCGTTTGGTGGTTAGAGTCACCGTCCAATGCACGCTCGAAGTGGAGGTGATGGTCGAAGATCAGTACGCCGACAATCTGGAATTCACCATCGAGGAAAATTCCTGTCCTGGAACCGGCAATGTCGGTAACGCCATTGATTGCGCCATCAGCTACGGAGAAGAACACGGCGTGTGCTGGGCGTGCAACCTGAAGGGGCAGAACAAAATTCTTAGAATCGAAAGGGGGCTGGAATTATGACTATAGAGGAAATTAAGGCACGCGTCGAGATGTGGTGTGCATGACTTACTCCGTCGTGATCCCTACGCGCAACGAGCGCAACCTGCGGATGTGCCTTTGCTATCTGCGGACGGCCGGTGAGACATGCCGCGAGGTGGTTGTGGATGACACGGATAGCGGGTTGCCGCCAATCGCCGGTGTCGAGCGCGTGTACGGCGTAAAGCCGTTCGTTTTCTCCCGCAACGTGAACCTCGGTATCCAGGCCGCCGGAGATGATGACGTGGTGATCTTGAACGATGATGCGCTCCTGGAGACGCCGAGAGGACTCGCGCGGCTCGCACGGGACGCCGCGAAGCATCCCGAGTACGGCGTGATCGCGGCGTCCTGCGATTCCTGCGGCACGCCGTCACAGGTACATTGTGATGCGCGCTACGTGCCCGACGGCGCGGGCGGATACCATGTCGAGCCCATGCTGCATGATGAATCTACCATGCTGGCCTTCATCTGCGTTTACATCCCGCGTTGGGTGATCGACAAGATCGGCCTGCTAGATGAGCGGTTCGGAGTCAATGCGGGAGGCCCCGGCCCGCGCGGCTACGGTTGCGACGATGATGATTACTGCTGGCGGGTCCGCGGAGCCGGCCTGAAGCTGGCCGTGGAGAACGATGTCGTGGTCAACCACACGAGGCTCAAGAGCACCTTCCGCGCGGACCCCGAACACCCGGCAGACGTGCGATTGCACGAGAAGGTTTTCGAGGATAAATGGGGGGTTTCGCCGCGCACCGGCGAGCCGTCGTGGTGGGCGCCGCACGTACAGCCGAAGCCCTACGCGAAGCCCTACGCGAAGTCGCTGGAAGAGAACGCAGCGCTACACAAGCGATGGGAAGACGATCTCGAGGCGTGGCGCAATGCACGGGAGGTGACACCGTGATCCAAGCGTTTCTCCCGTGCTTCAACGAGGCAGACATCCTGCCGCACACGCTGCGCCACCTGCACGAGCAGGGCGTCACCGTCCATGTGATTGATGGCTGGTCTACGGACGGAAGTTACGACATCGCCTGCCGGTGTGCGGATTCTGCGGAGCGATTCCCCGGCACAGGCCCGGACCCTTACAACCGCCACCAGCAGATCTTGCACCGTATCGAGGACCTGGCAGAATCAAGCAACGCGCATTGGTGCCTTTACACGGATGCCGATGAGTGGCGCCGGAGCCCAGTTCCCGGCGAGACGCTGGCGCGGAGCGTAGTGCGCGTCGATGAGTTCGGATTCAACGCCATCGATTTCCATGTCTACCAGTTCTACTGCTGCGATGGCGAGTGGCCCACGGATGCCAGTCCCGAGGCGTATTTCCACCATTACGACGAGGCGGACTGCATCAGCCGGATTCCAAATCGGAAATTGTGGAAGAACGTCGGGCGCGTAGTGTTGGGCGGGGGCGGCCATGAGGTCCAATTCCCAGGGATGCGCATATTCCCACTGCAATTCACGATGAAACACTACCCGTTTCGGACTCCGCAGCAGGCCCGCGCCCGTGTGGCGCAACGCAAGGCACGGCGGGTTCCATCGGAACTCGCCAAGGGCTGGGGTTCGCACCTGGACGGCTACGGGGAGCCATTCTGCTGGGACCGGGACAAGCTGAAATTCTGGAAGGACACGACATCGCCGCTACCGGGCGTATAATCGGGCCATGAGACGTTTCCTCGAGTCGTGGCTCCGCAGACCGCAGCCGACGCAAGTCCTTTCCTCCGCGCTCGCCGCTGGATCGCGCTACGAATCCAACCTACAGCGCGAGCGCGAAACCAACAGGGCGTTGACAATCGCGCTGTCCGAATCACAGGCTCGGCAGGCGCTAGAGCAAGATCGCGCAAAGCAATTCCTCGCTGAGATGGTGGAAGCACAGGCCATGTGCGGCTCTGGCCCGTGGGCACCCGGCGATGTGGATGCTATGGCCTACGCCAGCAAGCCGCTCCGGGAGGCGCTACGTCTCCGTGAGGCCGGCCCGGTGGGTGAGATCAGCCCCACCGGCGCGTATGGCATGTACGAGCTGCTGCTGCAAAACGTCGGGTGGCAGCGCGAGATCAATTACTCGGGGCTCGAATTCTCTCGCTGGGGGATTCAGCAAATCATTCTGATTTGCCGGTTGTATTCTATCAAAAATCCCATCGTTCGGCGGCTAGTAGACGTAAACGCCCAGTACGTGTTTGCGCGCGGCTTCGACGCCACGACGAATGACCCGAACGCGAACAATTTGATCGACGATTTTTTTGCGCGCAATCAGAAAGTGCTGGGACGCGTTGCGCTGATGGCCTTGCAGCGATCCAAGGACCATGACGGGAATCTGTTTTTCACTATGTTTTCCGACCCCGGCACGGGAGATGTCGATGTCCGTATGATCGATGCCACGGAGATACAGGACATTTGGACGGACCCGGAGGATGCAGATCTCCCGCGCTACTACCGCCGTGTGTGGACACAGCGCGCCCACGATGCACAGACCGCTGCATCTGCGACAGTGACGCGTGAGGCTTGGTATCCGGCACTGAACTACGACCCCGCCGAGTGCCGGCCGCCGGAGCCGAAGTTGACGGAGATCCAAGGCCATCCGGTGATGTGGGACAGCCCTGTGCACCACCGCAAGGTTGGCGCTGTTGGCAAGTGGCTCTTCGGATGCCCGCGTATTTATCCAATGATCGACTGGGCAAAAGAAGCGCGGCGTTTTCTGGAGGCTTGCGCTTCCGTGCGGCAGAGTCTCAGCCAATACGCATCGACCGTCACCACCAAGGGCGGCCAGGCGGCTATCGAGGGCATCAAGCAACAACTGCAAACCCAAGTGGGGCCGGGCGCTCCGATCTGGGATAGCAACCCTCCGGCCATCGCGGGGTCCACGTTTATCTCGGGGCCGGGAACGACAATGGAGGCGTTCAAAGTCCAGGGCTCGACGTTCAGCCCCGAAGATGTCCGGCAGTACAAATTGATGTGCTGCATGGTGATGGGCGTTCCAGAGACTTTTTTGGGCGACGTAAGCACTGGCAATCTGGCGACAGCGACCAGCCTCGACAGGCCCACGGAAACCGTGTTTCTAAGCCTCCAGGAAGAGTGGACGGAAGACCTGGTGGTTTTGCTCACCTACGTACTCAAGAGATCGCTCAAAGCCCCCGGCGGCAAGCTCCGCGAATCCTGCCCGGACCCCGGTGCTATCCGCATCCGGGAGGCGGAGCGCGTGCGCCTGCCGTCAGGCGGGTGGCGCTATGCGGAGGCCAAAAACAAGCGAAGTGACGATATCGAGGTCCGCGTTACGTGGCCCGCGATCCGCGAGGGCGATGTCCCGGCGCTGATCGGGGCGACGGTCCAAGCCATGACGCTCGGAAATCACGGTGGTCAGGTAGTGGGGATCGACGAAAAGGTAGGCGTCAAGGTGCTATACCGGCAGTTGGATGTGGAAGACGGCGACGAAGAGGCCGAAAAACAGTACCCCGAAAAGGAATACGACCCCGACCGGACGAAAGAGGTTTTGCCGCCGCCGGTGCCGAAACTGCCAGCCCAGGGCGGAGTACAACCAGCGCCAAACGCTGTAGCGACGGCGCAACCGGGCGGAAATCCTTCGGAGCCGGCCGCGCCCGCGCCGAAACAGCAGAAAGAGGCGGCGGCGGCGTTGCGGCGGCTGGCCGACACGATGGAGCTGCACGGATGACAATGACGCCCGTAGAATCCTCGCACATCGCCGCGGTGGGGCTGATCGAGCCGGACGGAGTGCTGCTGGTGCGCTACCGCGACGGAACGCTGTACGCGCGGGCCGGATGGACAGCCGCGCACTATGCCGCGCTGCTGGCCGCACCGAGTAAGGGCTCATTTCTGCGGAATACCAGCGGCGCATCGGTTTTGATCTACGGAAAGGAGGGCGCACAGTCAACAGCCAGAGCAGAGTGGCCCGCAACCGATAACGGGCCACTCAACGTCATCGATGAGGACGCCGACAAGTGCTGCCGGGCAGGGCTCGCGCCGTTTTTGTTCCAAAACTCCCCGACAACATCGTGGACATGTGGCACGTGCGGCACGGAGTTCGTCCGGGAGGTCTTCCCGGACCTCACCCGCTACTGGCGCATCCATCCTTCGTGGGCGAGTGCTCACTTCGCCAACTTCTTGACTGCGCCCGCGGCCGATCTTGAGAAGTGGCGTGAGTGGCGCATGGCGCGCGGATCGAGCGGTGGCGACCGATGAACATCACCGAGGCCGCCATGGCAGCCGTGACGCTACTGGGGGCCAAACCAGCCACCGGGCTTAAACACCGGCGGCACGAGCGCCACCTGAAGCCAGCCCGCGCCGAGATCGAGTCCATCCTCCGGCACTACTGGGCTCGGCAAGAGGCGGCGGTGCTCCGCGAGGTGCGCGCGCGCGTCGAGCAGGCATTGGCGGCGCACCCGGCTCCCGCGAAGATCTACGAATCCGACGCGACCTGGCCCCGCGCGATCTATGGACTCTCGGAAATCAAGGGCCGCTGGTGATGCGCACACCGGCCGCAAAAGCATTCGCATCGTCGCTCCTTCCATCCAGCATCCAGCCGCTCCGGTTTGCGGTTACGAAAGGCGAGGATGCGGACTACGACGCGGCGATTTCTGCGTTGATTTCCAATGCCGCAAAGACGTTAGCCGCGGAACTCGGCACGGACGCGAGCCTCCGAGACACCGTGGCCAGCCGCTACCTCCGCGACCGGTCGCTGTCGAAATTGACCGGCGGGATCAACGATACGACGGTCGAACGGCTCCAGGGAGCGATTGCGGACGCTTGGCAGGCCGGCGGCACGGCGGATGACATCGTGAAAGCCATCACCGACACCTACGCCGACTTTTCCAGCGCGCGCGCCGAGATGGTCGCTCAAACCGAGGGAAACGACGCCTACAACGCCGGACTCCGCGCGATGGCGGATGAATGGGGCGCGGATGAGAAGTCATGGGACGGCGACGGCGAGGCCTGCGAGGAAATCTGCCAGCCAAACATCGACGCCGGGTGGATTCCAATCGACGACAATTTCCCGAGCGGCGACAGTGAGCCGACGGCGCACCCGCGTTGCGATTGCGGAGTCAACTTTCGCAAAACGGACGCCACTATTACGGGCGAATAGCGGTAGAATAAAAGAGCCGGGCAGCGGTTGCACGCCGTCCGGCAGAGCACGCGAACCCTGGAGGTGTTCACATGCCCAAATTCAATTCTACCCTCGAACGCTTCATGTCGCACGTCCGCGTCCTGCCAAACGGCTGCTGGGAGTGGGTGGGGTACCTGACAAACGGATACGGAAGCTTCAGGATCGACGGTAAAAACGTGCGAATGCCGCGCGCTGCTTGGTTGATCCAGCGCGGGCAGATCCCGGAAGGACTGGAGCCGGATCACCTTTGCAGGTATCGCCCGTGCGTCAACACCGATCACATGGAGTTGGTAACCCACGCCGAGAATGTCCGACGCGGAATATCGGGGATGGTTAACGGGGCGCGGGAGCGAGCCAAGACGCATTGCCCACGCGGCCACGAATATACACCAGAGAATACGCGCATCCTTGGAGGGGGCCGTAAATGCCTGGAGTGTAGGCCAATCCTGGAGGCCCGGCGCACGCGCAAGAAAATTAAGGGAGTTCTCTACACCGTCCTCCCGGACGGCACGCTCAGAGCCCCAACGCCGCGCGGAAAGCGTCCAGAACGTCCTGACGCCCAATATCTAGGGCTGGCCTAATATAGGGCTCAGCGACCATGCCGGGCCAAGCCAGATTGTACTCCCATGGCCCTGAGCCGGCGGAAGTTGCGCCTCTTCGGCCCGTGCCCGCCTCTACATATAGGGCATAATCAATGCCGTCTCCGCCGTAAACGATATACCCGGTGATGACGGTCCCCTGCTTCTCCACGCTCACCCGGCCAGAGCCCTTCAGTTCTCCCGTGTCCACCGGAACCATTTCCTGGGAAATGTCCAGCACGATGTTGGCGCCCACTGTCGCGCCCTCGATCAGCCGGGGCAGCAGTTTCGCTTCGACTGCGGCATAATTGCCGGGCCTGAACGTCGCGGTGGCGCGGATCTTCATGGAGTTTTTGGGGCCAGGTCCTGCGGATCTCCCGCAGTGACGTAATCCTCCTGGAGGGCAAGTCCGGGGAGGCCTGGCAGATTGTGGCGTCCCAACGCACCAGGAGGGAGCCGGGTTTCATGCCCAGCCCCCCGCGCACCCTGGCTATGGTTTACCATGCCTCGATTATAGACGGTTACTGGTATTTGTCATGCCTACAGCATACACCTACGCGAATTCCGGTTTTGCTAGAGTTTGCGTTGTGGTGTAAAATGCGGGCATGAAGATTTCCGCATTTGACGATATTGTGGGCGACGGAGCAAAGCACCAACTCATCACCCTGCTCAAGGTTGGCGGGGTAGCTGTGAGCCAGGCCAACTGGCTAGTGAAATGGTGGCAAATCGTGATGCTGAGTTCCACTGGCATCTCGCGCGTGGGCGATTCGAACGTCTCCGCTACCAACGGTATCCCCATCGGGACAGTGAACAACGCGCAGTTCGCGCCGCCGGTTTCCGAGGGGACGGAGAACTACCCGCTCGACACGGTTTACGTCATCATTCGGAGTGGCGACGTGGCCTGCCCAGCGCGGGCGGTGTAACATGCGGAGACCGTGGTTGATCCTGCTGGCCGGCGCGGCGTGGGCGTCAACTACCACCGTTTCCCAGTTCGTCCCGACGCCGTTCGACCCGGCTGCTGGCGGTGCCAGCGGCACGGCGACGATTACGATCTCCGCGTCCTGCGTTGCCGGCGGCAACGCATTTATCGGCGGCACGGTGGATGTCGTGAGTTTCTCCGGCGGCAATTTCGCGGTCAACCTGCCTCCTACCGACGCCTGCCCTACGCAGGGGTCCACGAGCGGATCCGCATGGTCATCCACGACGGCCTACGTAAGTGGGACGCGGGTGCAATACGCTGGCCAAATCTGGCTGGCGCGGGTTGGCAACACCGGAACCGTGCCCGGATCGTCCCCTGCTACGTGGCTCGACATCAGCCCGACGTACACCGTTCGATGGTTCGTCGGGAACAATTCGGCGGGCTGGACTGAGCAGTGGGCGGTTCCAACGAGCAGCAGTCCGGTCACAATCGATCAGGTGCGTCTCTCGCAACCCGCAGTGGTTTCCATCCCGACGCCGGGGCCGCCGGGCATCCCAGGCGCAGTGCAGAGCTTCAGTACGGGCAGCCTGACCCCTCTGTTCACAGCGGCCGTTGCGAACGCAACGAGCTACCCGGCGCTGAGTTTCACGCTGTCCGCTGCGGCGCAGAATGCCGTTTTCATCGGCCCGGTAAGTGGGGGGCCGGGCGCGCCGACTTTCCGCGCGCTTCAACTCGCAGACATCCCGGACAATACCGCGCCGCACTTGTACTGCACATTTAATTCGACGGACACAAGTTGCACGATCAACGTAGGAAGCCTCAATCTGACTCACATAGAGTCGGTGATGTGGCAATGTTACTCCTATACCACGCCGACAGCCGCGTTTTCACTTGGCCCGCTCGGCTCGACAAGTTCCAGCGGTACACTGACAACGATTTCCCCGACATTTGCTTCGCCAGGAGTCGCGGGATACTGTAATGTCAGCGGCAGGGATGGATTCTAACGTGACACAAAAGGAAGCATCATGAAACTAACAATTCTGCTGTGCGCGTTGGCTGTGTGTCCAATCGCTCAAGCCCAGCCGGCAAGCCTCGTAATCACCATGCAGGCGACGTGTCCAGGAGGTGGGCTGGCTTGTTTGACAGGGGCGGGTACTCCGGGCGCTCAAGGCCCGCAGGGAGCCACGGGGCCGCAGGGGCCGGCCGGGGCACCTGGACAGCAGGGATTGCCAGGAGTGGTTGGTGCGCAAGGGCCAGCAGGGCCACAGGGAGCAGCCGGACCGCAAGGGCCTACGGGTCCTGCGGGTCCACAGGGATTGACCGGCGCGGCAGGGCCGCAAGGGCCAGCGGGTCAGCAAGGTACCTCCGGCGGCTCCGGCGGCACAGGAGGCACTGTGACAATCCCGGTTACGCGGACGATCCCCGGCTCAACCTGCCCAGCATTCCCCGGAGACTACTACCTCAACTCGCCCGTCAGCAGGCTGCCCGTCGATTCGTTCAGCGTTGCCAAAATAGCGTCCCTCGGGCAGGGCAACCTCGGGCCAAGCCCCGAGATGGCTATCAATCTGGCCACCAGCGCAACGCCAATTCCGGCCATCAATTGGGCCGGCCCCAACCCAGAACACGACTCCGGGAATTATCCGATTACGCCGTCCATGTTTTTAAGTTCGTACAACTTCGGAGCGCCCGCGCTAGTATCCGGGGGGGGGCCATCGGGAGGCGACAATCACGTCCTAGTGGTCAACACAGACACCTGTCTCCTGTACGAGACGTACTCATTTGGGGCAGGGACGCAGCCCTATCAGATCGGGAACGGGGCTATCTGGCCGCTGTCTGACTATCGGCTGCGAAGCGCAACGAAGCTGATCCCCTACACGGTCGATTCCACCGGGCTAACCTCGGCGGACGCGGCTGGTATGCCAATCTGGCCTCTTACTTTGACTCACGCGGATGTCTACTCCGGAAAGCCCATTCTGCATGGCGTCCGTTTCGCGCTCACCTCGGCGATGGCCACGGCAGGGTATCAGTGGCCTGCCACACATCAGGCCGGCGGGTCGGGATCGTCCGGAGTCTACCTTGGAGCGACATTTCGGCTTAAGGCGTCCTTCAGCTCTGCCACGTGCGGGTACAAGGACAACGCTGGCCATCCTTTCCCGGCATGGTTTCTCCCGACGCTGGCCGCATTGCAGCAGTACGGGCTGTATTTCACGGACAACGGATCACCCGGGCTTATTACCACGGACGCAGACCAGGCATGGGGAGACCCGAATTCTCCGGCATCAGATACATGGATCTTCGCGGGCTGGCTGCACTGCATCCAGCTAAGCGACCTTGAGCTGGTGGAAAATACCCCGAGGGTTATCAATGTTCTGTCTGGGCAGGTAAACGCTGCTTTCGTAGCTAGGTAGAAGAAGGAGCGATAACATGAAACGACTTTTCTCGATCTTGATTCTCGCGGGCGCGGCTGTGGCGCAGCCGATCCCTTCACGTTCTCCGGCAGGCCCGGCTACGGGAGACCTCAGCGGAACCTACCCCAGCCCGACCGTCGCCAAAGTCAACGGCGCGGTCCCAGCGAGCCTGGCGAGCAACCCCTGCGTCAGCAGCAGCGGCTCCGCCACGGCCTACGCCTGCACTGCGCAGCAACCGATCAGTACATGCGCGGGCGGGATGACAGTCCTGTGGACTCCCGACGTGACCTCGGGTGCATCACCGACGCTGGACGTCGGGTGCGGGGCGAAGGCCGTCCAGACCAACGAAGGCGCGGCGCCACCCCTGGCCGTGTTCTCTGGGTCCGTGCCGGTAACGCTACGGTACGACGGCACCGAATGGAGAGCCCCGGCCATCGTGCCGAGTGCCGCGGGAGGGGTTGCGACGGGCAGTCTATCGGTGGGGAATACGGTGCTGCACGGGACAGGTGCAAATTTTATATCCACCGACCAAAGCACCCCCGCAACGCCGAGTGCTGGGACTACGGCGTTTTATTCCAAATCAGGCACGATGTGTTCCAAGAACTCTACTGGGGTGGAGTCCTGCGGGTTTGGCCTATCTCTCAGTAATCCTATTGGTGGTTCCCCCACGGCAAACGCAATCTTGTATGCCGATGGTAGCGGGAATCTTCAAAACGCGCCGGGAATTACGCGCACAGGATCAGCACAGTTAACAGTGGGCACGGCAGCGAACCCTGGGAATGAGATTTTCCTTGGTGCCACTACAACCGATTCCGCATCTCTCGGCTCGGAGCTAACTACCAGTGGGACATGCAGCGGGACAGGATGGACTGGCACGTATCCGAATTACGTTGCACCCGGTACGATAGCGCCGCTCACCTGCACGGGGTTCACCGGTGGGAACCTCTATCAGATCGGCGCGACGATCACTAACAATGCAGGCGTCACGGGGATGACCTATGCTAGTGGATTAAGCTGCACGGGCACAGGGACCTATCCGTTGACCGTTACAGGAGGCGGCGGATCTGGTGCGACCGGCACAATCACTGTTACCTCCGGAGTTGTCACAGCCGCCATTGCCGTAGTTACTCGTGGCACAGCGTTTACCTCTGCACCTACCACGGGCACATTAGGAACGCCTACGGGGAGTGCGTCATGTACCGGAACCTTGGTGATGACATCTATTATCGGTGGGGGAACCATCACGGGAGCGATTGGAACAGCGCAGACTTCCACCTCTTCTAGCGCTGCAACTTCAATGTACAGTTTCTCCCCGCGAGCTGACGGAACCTCACTGACATATACGCCCACAGTGGCGTTTGTTGGGGCCATTGCAGTTACAGCTAAACAAATTAATCCGATCTCGACATTTTCTTACACAGGAAAAGATTCTACCGGCGCCGTATCGTTTCAGGCACTATACCAAGAGCTAGCGTCTCTGCGTAATACATTTTCCGGTGGGGGTGGGTCCTACAACACGACGGGTAGCTACAACAGCGCTCAGGGGTACGCGGCCCTCTATTACAACACCACGGGCAACTACAACAGCGCTCAG